ACAGTAGAACTTCCTAACGATGTTGACTATATACAAGTAGGTATAGGCGAAAACGGAACATGGGTACCAACTCGTAGTTCTATATCAGTAGTAGTACAGCCTACATACAGCAGAAAGACTGTAACAGATTTTAGCTTAGATGCATTTGTTAATGGTGCATATGTAGTTGATAAAAAAGGATTCATCTAATGGCAGCAATTTATCCATCGACTAGTCCTTGGGCAGTTACAGGCACCGTACAAAATCAATACTTAGATATATTGTCTATTAGACCAGTACCTGCAGAAGACGATGACATTTTATACACTGTACAACCTCAGTATGCATTTAGACCTGATCTTCTAGCATATGACTTATATGGGTCTCATCATTTATGGTGGGTATTTGCACAACGAAACATGGATATAATAAAAGATCCAGTTAATGACTTAGTACCAGGAGTTAAGATATTTTTACCAAAAGGACCAAGTTTAGCATCCTTGTTAGGAGTGTAACATGGCAAATCAAATAAATCAATTATTTCAACCAGTAACTACACCAACTGGACAGACTGTTACTACAACAGTTCAAAACTCAGTTAAGGCAGCCGGCAACGTAGCAGGTTCGGCGCTAGCTAATACTAAAAATGTAGTTGTAGGAGAAGTAGGCGGAGCAGTAGGCGGCATTGTTACAGGCGTAGTAGGTCAGGCAATAGCTCCGGTTTTAGATGTTGCCCAAAAAGGAAAACAAGTATACGATTTAGTTACTAATCCAAGTCTCGGAGGCGCTCTTTCTCTATTAGGGCGAGGATTTCCGCCATACAGAAATGAATTAAATCAATTTGCAAGTTACAATTACATTTTTACATTAGGTGCATTAACTAATCTAGAGTTAAATTTTCCTCTAAGTTATAGAACTGTTGGACCAGTGCTTAAAATTATTAAAAGTGGAGGAACCGGCGGAAATAAAGTTCCTACAATTTATGAAACAGATGGAATGACAGAATTTTTCATTGAAGATGTTGAAATTCAAAACCACTTAGCACCAAATCCTGGTACACGTTTAAGTAATGCTACTGTTATTGATTTTAAAGTGATAGAACCATATAGCATGGGACAATTTTTCCATGCACTTAGAACAGCAGCTACCGTAGCCGGTCATCCAAACTATTTACAAGCACCATTTCTACTTAGTGTATCTTTTATAGGGTACGACGAAGACGGAAATATCAAAGAACCATTTTTTAGTAAAAGACACATTCCTATTAAACTTATTCAAAGTGATATGAATGTTTCTGGCGCAGGAGCAACATATGATGTTAAAGCAGTTCCTTATAATGAAGGTGCTTTAACTGATACTGTTGATGCAGTTACAACCGATGTTCAACTTAAAGGTCGTACAGTTGCTGAATTGTTGCAATCAGGTGCAGAAAGTCTAACTACAAAGATTAATAATTTACAGACACAACAAGTTAATGCAAAACAAAAAGCGTCTGAAGACTTTTATATTATTTCTTTTCCAAATGAAACGATACTAGGATCTATTGGCGGAGCTGCTGCTGCATCTGCTACTGTTAGCGGATCATCATCATCTCAACACCAACAGTTATGGGAAAGTATTCGAGGCAATGGCGCAGGAGAAATACCTGCAGACTTTCAAGAAAGATTGCAAAACTTAGCAGGTGCCGAAGTATTAGGAAGTCCATTAGCAGAACAATTAAGACAATCAGCAAACTCGAGCATTAATTCAATTGGCTCTTCAGAAATGAATTTATACGGTACACAGACTTGTGTTGCACCTGGATTTGCAGATGCAGCATTTGTTGAAAACGAGGATGCCCCGGGAACATTTACTAGAGGAAATATTATTCTAGGCGACGACTTAGAAACATTTACTTTTAAAAATGCAACAAAAATAACTGATATAATTGAAGAAGTAGTTTTAGCTAGCAATTGGGCAAGAAATGCAATTGCCCAACGACCTGATCGTACATCAAGCTACGAATGGTTTAAAATACATACTCATGTCTATAATAGTTCTAGTTTATTTGGCGGCCTATTTACAGGAGCGTCACCTAAGATTTATGTATATCGCGTAGTTCCGTGGACAGTTCCTGCACAAGTATTTTCAGGACCTGAACAAAAATCTTTTTGGAATTTGATTGGTCAGCAGTCAACTGCATTAAAATCATACGACTATATCTATACAGGACAAAATAGTGAAATTATTAAATTTGATTTAGAATTTAACCAAACATTTTATACTGGAGCACAGGCAACAAGAGCACAGCGTACTCAAAGCCAAATATTAGGTGGCCAAAATTCATCAGCTACACCGGAAACTCAACAGCCTGCAACAACAGTTGACATAGATGCATTTGGTGGTATTGGTAATCCTATTCCGGGAGTAAATGACGGGGATCCAGGGTCTCAAAGGTCTATGGATGTATCTCAACGACAATCACCAGCAGTAGCAGGTGGCGGAGGCAATCGCGATGCAGCAGCTTCGGTTGCACAACAATGGAATGAAACACTTATCCATTCAAGACACGATATGATTACTGTGAATTTAGAAATTAATGGTGATCCTTATTGGCTAATTGATGCTGGATTAGGTAATTGGCTAGGAATATCTAATCCTTTAAATGCAGGTATAACAGTTGAAGGTTCGTGTAATCCTATTGCCGGTATGGTTACTACAGTACTAAATTTTAGAACACCTATCGACTACGATGGTAAAGATGGTTTTGTAAAATATCCACTAGGTGGATTTTTACCAATAGCAATGTTTAGCGGAACGTATAAAGTTAATTATGTATATAATCACTTTAAAAATGGAAAGTTTACACAAACATTAGAGTTAGCAAGACTACCAAATCAAGATCTATCATTAACAGCAATTGGATCTTCAATAGTAAGTGCTATCGGAGGCACTGCTGCTGGTAAAGCATTAGGTATTGGTACAGATGCACAACGAATGGGCAGCGGCACACAAACGGATGGTAGATCATAATGGCAACAGAAACAAGAACCGCACGAAGTAATAATTTAAATCCAGGTATATACTTAGGAAAAGTAGTTAACCATTTGGATACAACTTTTATGGGCGGTATTGAAGTTGAAATTGTTAAGAGAACTGAATCAGGCGCAATTGAAAGCTATGTTCAATGTAAGTATGCAAGTCCATTTTACGGACAATCTCCATATGATGGTCTAACTGATAATGCTGGATACGAATACACTCAAAAAAGTTACGGTTTTTGGGCAGTGCCACCGGATCCAGGTACTCAAGTAATTGTTGTTATGCCCGAAGGCGATTATAGTCAAGCATATTGGATCGGCTGCGTACCCGACCTTGGTATGAATTTTATGACTCCAGGAAATCCTGCTACTGTGTTTAATGACGTAGATACTTCGTTACCGCAACCAGCAGGCGAATATAATAAAAAAACAAATCCTTCAGGAAATGACTATACCAAATACGAAAAGCCGGGTAATAATGTAGAAATTGACAGACTTGATGCAGCAGGACTTACAGAAGATTGGGCTAGAGGATACAATAGTTCAAGTGCTAGAAGAGAAGCACCTAGTCAAGTGTATGGTTGGAGTACTCCTGGTCCGGTTGATATGAATGGGCCTAAATATTCGTACGGCAAACCCGGTGCCCAAATTCAAAAACCCTATAATCGCTTAGGCGGTTCTAGTATTGTAATGGACGATGGCGACATGAGTTTATTACGTAGGAAGCCTGCAAGCGGAGATGAAGCTGACAAGCCTAGCTATGCTAGTGTTGAAGCAGGTGAGTCAGATGGCGATGTAACACTACCGTCAAATGACTTGATTAGAATTAGAACTAGAACCGGGCATCAAATTGTGATGCATAATACAGAAGAATTCATTTATATCTCTCATGGAAGCGGCAATAGCTGGATTGAAATGACAGGTAATGGTAAGATTGACATTTATGCTAAAGATAGTATAAGTGTTCATTCTGAAACTGATATTAATTTTACTGCTGATAGAGATATAAACTTTAAAGCAGGAAATAACGTTAACATAACTAGCGGACAAAACATATTTGCATCTGCCGGAGCAAACTATGAAATCAAAGCAAGTGTCGACGGAAAATTAACTTGCGGCGGACAAAGTAATATTTTTGCTTCTACCCATGCAGAAACTGCTAAAGGAGGAATTTTTATGAATAGTAGCACAGCAGCTTCGGAAGCAGCAGATGCTAGTATTCCTAAACGTGTTCCGCAACACGAGCCTTGGTTAGAACACGAGAATTTAGATCCGCAAAAATTTATTCCTGATGAAACAACAGCACAAGATCCAAATGAAGACGCCGCCGCAGCTGATGGCACGTTTCCTACACTTGCAGACACATTTAGACGTCCAACATAATAAGGTAAATACGCTATGAGTACATTAGAAAAAAGTTTATACAAACAAGTTTCAGTAAAACGTAGTAATAATTCTGACAGAGTGACTACTGAACGTAGTCCTACGTATCGAGGATTTAGTACTGTAAATACAGAACTTAATTCTCATGTACTACACGATATTGCACTCATTAAACAAGATTTAATAAATCACTTTCATATTCGTCAAGGTGAAAAACTTAGCGATCCTGAATTTGGTACAATTATTTGGGATATATTATTTGAACCGCTAACTGATACAGTTAAAAACGCAATTGTCGAAAATGTTTCGAGAATTATTAATTATGATCCTCGTGTCCAAGTAAATCAGATTACTGTAGATTCCTATGAAAGCGGTATTCAGATTGAGTGCGAACTTGCGTATCTTCCTTATTCTATAGTGGAAAAAATGCAGTTAAAGTTCGATGAGGACTCTGGATTTTTAACGCAGTAATTATATACGCACTTATTAATTTCATATAAATACTGCTATAGATAAGGAATAGCCGATGTCATCTACAGATAGACAAAACAGATTACTACTAGCAGAAGATTGGAAGCGTGTATACCAAAGTTTCCGTAATGCAGACTTTCAAAGTTATGACTTTGATAATCTTCGCCGAACAATGATCCAATACCTGAGGGAAAACTACCCTGAGGATTTTAATGACTATGTTGAGTCAAGTGAATATCTTGCATTAATTGATCTTATAGCATTTCTTGGACAAAATATTTCTTATCGTATTGATCTTAATGCTCGTGAAAACTATTTAGAATTAGCAGAGCGTCGCGAAAGTGTGTTACGTCTTGCTAGACTACTTTCTTATAATCCGAAACGTAATCAACCAGCAAACGGCTTGCTTAAAATTCAAAACATTAGAACTAGCGAAGAAGTGCGTGATAGTAATAATGTTAATCTTAAAGGCCAAACTATAACATGGAATGATCCTGCAAATAGTGATTGGTATGAGCAGTTCATTAAAGTAATGAACACTGCACTTCCTGTAAACGGAACGTTTGGTCGTCCATCTAAGAAAGCTAATATTGCAGGTGTAGATTCTGAACAATACAGATTTAATAGTACTAATATTGACGTTCCTACGTTCCAGTTTAACAAAACTATTGATGGCAGAGCAGTGCGTTTTGAAATAGTTTCAACTGACATCACAGATACTATTATTGAAGAAGCTCCGTTTCCGGGTAACAACTTTGCTCTATTATACAGAGATGATGGTAAAGGCCCAACAAGTTCAAATACAGGATTCTTTAGTCACTTCCGACAAGGTACTTTAGATGTAGGTATTTTTACAATCAATACTTATTCGTCTAATCAGGCAGTTGCAATTGAAACTCCGTTGATTAATAATTCAGACGTTTGGCTTTATAGTTTAGATAGTGTTGGTAATGAAAAAGAACTATGGTCTAAAGTTGATTCCTTACAGGGCAACAATGTTATCTATAATAGTTTAGATAAAAATGAAAGAAATGTATATTCAGTATTAACTAGAGTAGACGATAGAGTAAGTTTAGTATTCAGTGATGGCGTTTTTGGTAATATACCAACAGGTCAATTTAAAACTTACTTTAGAACTAGCTTAAACGAACGTGTTATAATTACACCTAATGATTTTAGAGGAATAACAATTACTGTTCCTTATCTATCAAAACGTAATAAGTTAGAAAATCTTACTATAACTTATAACTTAAAATATACAGTTGATAATAGTGCAGTTAGCGAAACTACTGCATCTATTAAACAAAATGCGCCTACTACCTACTATACACAGAATAGAATGGTTACTGGCGAGGATTATCAAGTTGCGCCATTAGGTATTAATCAACAAATTGTAAAAGTTAAAAGTGTTAACAGAATATCAAGCGGAATTAGCCGTTACTTTGACTTAGTTGATGCTACTAGCAAATATAGTCAAACAACTCTATACGGAAATGACGGAGTTGTTTATAAAGAATACCAACATAAAAAAGATGGATTTAATTTTACTACTAGAACAGATGTTGAAGGTGCAGTAGAAAATGTCATAGTTCCTATTCTTAATGATAAGAAAATTAGAAACTATTACTTTGATAAATTTAATAGAATTATAACTAGAGACCTTGGCGTTAATTGGGTGCAGTCAACAAAAGAAACAAACCTATCCTCAGGTTATTTTAAAAATATTGAAGATGTTCCGTCTACTCTAGGTAGTTTTACAGGATCAATTTTAAGTCTAGTTACAGTTGGATCATTAATTAAGGTTATTGCTCCGGGATTTGTAGAAAAAACTAACCCAGAAGATTTAGATACTTCAACTAACCATTTTAATGCTAAAGGAGAGTTAGTATCAGGTCCTGTAAAGCTATTAGGCGATAGCTATTATAAATGGGTTAAAGTTGTTAGAATTAACGGCACAGGGTTTGAACCTACTGCCGACGGCCTAGGTGCAGTTATTCTTAATGATATTATCCCTACTGGTGCTATACTATTCGAAATCAAACCTCCCCTTGCTAATAATTTAGAAACAGGTGTTAAACAACAAATAATTGATCAAATTTTCTCATACAAAACATTTGGATTGAGATTTGACCAAGTTACATCATCTTGGAAAATTGTTACAGAAAATAACTTGTCGTTAGGTACAGAGTTTAGTACAGGTAAAACAGGCGATGTAACTAATCAAAATCTTGATGCAAGTTGGCTAGTATTATTTGAAACAAATGGCGAAAGATATACAATTACATATCGTTCAATGAGATTTGTATTCGAAAGTGATAACGAAATCCGCTTTTATTATGATTCAAGTGACAAAATATATGACAATAAAACTGGAAAAATTGTTAAAGATAGTATAACAGTATTAAACATTAATCCTCAAGCAGATAATCCTGCTCCGTTTACACAAGACTTTAACTGGGAAATTGTTGATGCATATCGAGATGTAGAAGGATATGTAGATAGTAAAAAATTAGAAGTTAGTTACTTTGATGATGACGAAGATGGAGTAGTTGATGATGCAGACTTATTTGAAGAAATTGTTTCCCCTGAAGTAAATCCTACAAACAAATACATTATATTCAAGAGACTAGTTACTACAGACGGTGTAGAAGATTTTAATTATTTTTCAAACAATAATGATACTGTTATTATATTAAATTCTAAAACAGAAGTACAGCCGTTTAGTACATACAATGATGGTCAAGTATTTTATTATATTGATACTGACGTATTTGAAGTACTAGATAAAACAACATTAAAATTATCTATTACTGCTGAATACAAAGCAAGACTTGGAAGAGATAACTTAAAATTCCGTTATATTCACGCAGCAAGTTCTAATTCTAGAATAGATCCTAGCGCAAGTAACCTTATTGATATGTACTTGTTAACTAGAAACTATGATAATGATTACAGACAGTGGTTAACTGAAAAGTCATCTAATAAGCCGCTGCCTCCAAGTAGTGATCAATTGTTTATTGAATATGGCGCACAGCTAAACAAGATTAAATCACTAACTGATGAAATTATATATCATCCGGTTAAGTACAAGATACTATTTGGATCAGAAGCAGACCAAGAATTGAAAGCTAAATTTAAAATTGTTAAGAATGCAGATAAAGTCTTAAATGACAATGATATTAAAACACGAGTAATTACAGCAATTAATCAGTTTTTTGCATTAGACAACTGGGACTTTGGCGAAACTTTTTACTTCTCAGAATTGTCTGGGTATGTTATTAATAATCTTGCTCCAGATATATCATCATTTATAATAGTTCCGATACAAGAAAATCAATCATTTGGTAGCCTGTACGAAATTAAATCAGAAGCTGATGAAATATTCATTAGCGGAGCAAGTGTAGACGATGTAGAAATTATTGATGCTATAACAGCATCAAGATTGAAAGCTTCGGGAGAAGTAATAACTCAATCAAGAACGGTTAACGCTGGCATCCAAAGTACAAACTTTAGCGATGCAGCAACACGTATTAACAAAGGGTATTAATAGTAATGGCTGACGATAACAAACAAAATGAATATCCGCTTCCGGGTGAAACGCCGCAGCGTAGAGAGAGTGCTAGACACTTACCTAAATATTTTAGAACTGATAAAAATACTAAATTTTTACAGTCTACGCTAGACCAATTATTACAACCTGGCGTATCGGAAAAGGTTAATTCGTTTGTAGGTAGAAAAACAGCTAAAGCATATAATGCTACTAGCGACTTTTATCTTGAAGATGTAACAACAGATAGAACTAATTATCAATTAGAGCCAGTTAGTGTTGTTAAAGACAATTTAGGTAATACAGAATTCCTTAGAGACTATATGGACTATGTCCATCAAATAGAAAACTTTGGCGGCAATAATAGTAATCATAGCAGAAATAATAAACAAGAATTTTATGCATGGAATCCAAATATCAATTGGGACATGTTTACAAACTTCCGTGAGTATTATTGGCTTCCTACCGGACCGCAAACAGTTGTTGTTCCTGGCGAAGCTAAAGAGATTACAAGCACATATACGGTTGCGTTGCAAAATGCACTTGGAGATTATTCATATGTGTTCACTCCAGATGGCGCAACAAATAATCCTACATTAAAATTATACAGAGGTGTAACTTATAGATTTGAAATCAATACACCAGGACTTCCGTTTACGTTTAGATCAGCAAGAACGTTAGATGATGAATTTTTATTAACTACTGAAGTTTCTCAACAAGTTGTAGAAAATGGAGTTATTGAATTATTATTAGGTCCAGGAACACCTAACGAAATATGGTATGTTGCAGACAACGATATTAATATTGGTGGATTGATTAAAGTTGCTAATCAAGACGAAGCAACCTTAATTGATGTTGCAACTGAAATTGTTGGTAAAAAATATTACCAAACTAGAGATGGCTGGAGTTTAACAAATGGACTAAAAGTTAGATTTAGTGGCGATGTTACACCTGAAAAATATGCAAATTCAGAATGGTATGTAGAAGGTGTTGGTGATAGTATTAAGTTAGTATCTGACATTGATGTAGAAGTATCATTTCCGGTTGGTATTGATTTAGTAATACCATTTGATGACGGTATTGACGGGTTTGATAGCTTGCCATTTAGTTCTGCTACAGGATATCCGAGAGACAAAGATTACATTACTATTAATCGTTCTAGCCCAGACGGAAACTTTTGGTCAAGATATAATAGATGGTTTCATAAAGATGTTATAGAATTATCATCTAAAATTAATAACTTAGTTCTTGACATTGATCAAAGCCAACGTGCTAATAGACCAATTATAGAATTTAAAGACGGATTAAAACTTTATAACTTCGGTACAAAAACAAAACAAGTAGTTGACTTAATTGATGATTACACTACTGATGCGTTTAGTACAATAGAAGGCAGTTTAGGTTATAATATTGACAGTGTACAACTTGTTCAAGGGATGAGAATATTATTCCTTAATGATACAGACCCATTGGTTAACGGTAAGATTTTTGAAGTAAGATTCTTACAATTTACTGGTAGTGGTACCGACGGCCAAATAAGTCTAGTTGAAACAGCTGACAGCGATCCGTTGCCAGGAGAAAATGTATTAATAACAAAAGGTGAATCCTTTGCAGGTTCCATGTGGTATTATGATGGTAATACATGGAATAGAGCTCAAGAAAAGACAGCAGTAAATCAGCCTCCAGTGTTTGACATATTTGATGCAGATGGTAACAGTTATTCTAATACAACTGTTTATCCTGCAAACAACTTTAGAGGTACAAAACTCTTTAGTTACAAAGAAGGCTCGGGTAATGATGATGTTGTGTTAGGATTTCCAATATCTTACAGAAGTATAGAAAACGTAGGCGACATTGTTTTTAACTTTGATTTTAATACTGATACAGTACAATATCAAATTGACGATCAAGAATATACTATTAATGTTAGCAATGGATATTTAAGAAGATATATTAATAACATTGGATACGAATTACTAGGAGCATATGTTAAAGCAGCAACTCCTAGTACTCAAGCAGTAATATTACAATATGTCAATGATGGCTCTAAAATTAGATATCCAATTAACTGTTACAATCAAAGTGCATTTATAGATGATTTAGATGTTAATGTATTTGTAAACAATGCTGTTGTTTACGAAGGAATTGATTATGAATTAGTTAATACTGCTGACAAATTTAAAGCTGTTAGTTTCTTAAAAGCAATCGAAGATAATGCAAATATTGTAATTAAAACAACAACAAGTGCTATTAAAAATCAGAATGGCTATTATGAAATTGCACCTAACTTAGAAAAGAATCCTGCAAACGATAACATATCAACATTTACATTAGGTGAAGTTACTGATCACGTTAACAGTATTACACAAAATACTCCTGACTTTAGTGGTATATTCCCTGGAGTTAGTAATCTTCGAGATATAAAGGATCTAAGTGTATATGGTAGAAAATTTATTAAACATTCTGCTCCTTTAAATCTTGCAATGTTTTCTTTATTAGATAAAGAATCAAACATTGTTAAATCTTTAAGATTTTCTAAAAAGGAATACGGCAAATTTAAGAGAATGTTCCTAGAAGCAGCTGAAAGTTTACCATTCAGCGGTTCAGTTAAACAACACGTTGATGCAATTATTGAAGAAATTACTAAAGATAAAATCAACACTATGCCGTTTTATTTCTCAGACATGATAGGATACGGCGCATCTATCACAACTAAGATAATAATTGAAGATATAGGTACAAGATTTTATGCATTAACTACTCCGTTTGAGTTAAACAATCTAAGCACTCGTGCTGTAACAGTATATTTAAATGACATTCAGTTAATACATAACCGCGATTATATTTTTAATGATGAAGGATATCTAGAAATTCTTGCAACAAAGCAATTTGGTGATATTTTAGAAATCAACGAATACGAAAATACCAACGGTACATACATTCCGGCAACGCCTACAAAATTAGGTTTATTTCCAAAATACATTCCTGAAATGTATCAAGATAACACCTACGGCGAAGCACCTTTTATGATTAAAGGTCATGATGGTAGCTTAACTAAAGCATTCAATGATTATCGAGATGATCTAATCCTAGATTTAGAAAAGAGAATTTTTAATAATATTAAAACAGAATACGATCCTGCAATTCTAAATATACATGACTACTTGCCTAGTTCTTTTAGAAATACTATGTTTAGTAGACAAGAAGTTTATTCACCTATGATAACTGACTTCATTCAGTGGTTAGAATTGATAGATGAGGATTATACTGATAATAGATATTATGACAGAATAGATTCGTTTACATGGAACTATTCAAATATGAATTCTCCAGAAGGTGATCCTTTACCGGGCTGGTGGCGAGGTGTTTACAGACAAATGTTTGATACTGATAGGCCACATACACAGCCTTGGGAAATGTTAGGATTTACAATTAAACCAGACTGGTGGGAAGAACAATACGGCCCTGCTCCATATACTAGTGAAAACTTGATAATGTGGGAAGATTTAGAAGCTGGTATAATTAGAGTACCAGGACAGCCGTTTATAATCAATAAAAAATATGCACGTCCGGGACTAACATCGTTCTTGCCAGTAGACCGTGACGGTAACTTATTAAGTCCGTCAGACTCGAATGCAGTTCAGCGTTTTGCAAGTATTGGATTAAGCGATCCTTTTATATTTGGTGACAATTCACCGATTGAAAATGTCTGGAGACAGAGCTCAGAGTTTCCTTTTGCATTGTTAACAAGTTGGATTATTAATTCGCCTAGCTCGCTATTAGCAGCAGGTTTTGATAGATCTAGACAAATTAGAAATACACTTGGACATATAGTTTATGAACCGACTATGGATCATATAAAATTGTCTGACTTAGTGTTCCCAAATACAGCAGTTGATAGCACACAAGTTTTAACTTCTGGATTAGTTAATTATATTGTAGCATATATGGCTAGCAGTGTAACTTCTAATCTTGATGATTACAAACGCAGACTAACATCTATTAAAAACTGCCTTGCATTTAAATTAGGCGGATTTACTGATAAGTCTAAGTTTAAATTAATATTAGAATCTAGAACTCCATTAAACAATGGCAATGTGTTTGTACCAGAAGAAAACTATAATATAGTGTTGCATACAAGCTCGCCGATTAAAACTATTAATTATAGTGGTGTTATTGTAGAAAAACGAGCTACTGGATTTATTGTAAGAGGATACAATAGAGAAAACCCAGTATTTAAATGGTATCGTCCTTTTAGTTCAAACAAAGATATAACAGTTAATGTCGGCGGTATATCAGAAAGTTTTGTACAATGGACCGCAGGCCAGTTATACACTAAAGGAAAAAATGTTCAGTATCAAAACACATTTTATAGTGTATTAGAAACACATACTGCAAATATATCTTTTGAATCAAGTAAATTTGCCAAGCTGCCAAAGCTACCTACAACTGGTGGCGCTGATGCAGTATTCAAAGAACGCTTTAATAAGTTTGATGAAGAATTAATGCCATATGGTACTAATTTAAAAACAATTCAAGATGTAGTTGATTTTCTATTAGGCTATGAACAATGGCTAGTAGTTCAAGGATTCCGTTTCGAGTATTACGACGGCGAAGAGCAAGTATTATCAGATTGGAAAAATAGCTGTAGAGAGTTTATGTTTTGGAGTACACAGAATTGGGGCGAAGGCGCACTAATTGCGCTAAGTCCAGTCGCAGATGAAATTAATTTTGAAACAAAATACTCTACTGTGGATAACATATTTGATAACTTCTACGGGTATAGCTTGCTTAAATCAGACGGTACTAAACTAGTAGAAGAATTTACTCGTATTAGCCGTCAAGAACCAAACAAATTTAAAATACGTCCTAGACAAACTAGTGATGGCGTTTATGCAGTACAGATTCCAATTATTAGAAAAGAACATATTGTATTGTTAGACAATACAACAGTGTTTGGCGATGTTATCTATCAGCCACCTACTGGATATCGTCAGGATAGAATTAGGGTATTAGGATATAGAACAGTAGACTGGGATGGTAGTTTAAATATACCAGGATTTATATACGATGAAGCAGTAGTTACAGAATGGGAACCGTGGACAGATTATGCTATCGGTTCGCTAGTCAAGCACAAGCAGTTTTATTATAGTGCAAATGAGAAAGTGCTAGGCACTGAATTATTCCAAGATAATTACTGGTCACGTCTTAATGAGAAACCTGAAAGCAGACTATTAACAAACTTTGAATATAAGACTAATCAGTTTGCAGACTTTTACGACCTTGATACAGACAATTTTGATGTTGAACAACAGAAGTTTGCACAACATTTAATAGGATATCAAAACAGAAACTACTTAGCAAATATCATTAATGATGATGTTAGCCAGTATAAATTCTATCAAGGTATGATTAAAGAAAAAGGAACATTAAACAGTCTTAATAAATTATTTGATGTTCTAAGCGAAGTCGATAAAGAAAGTATTGACTTTTACGAAGAATGGGCAATTAAGCAAAGTCAATATGGTGCTAGTGAAGGATTTGACGAAGTTGAATTTAAATTAAACGAAGCTAATTTTAGAACTAGTCCGCAAGCATTTTTACTTACAAATGATATCACAGGAAATGAAACTGATTTAGTTTATAGAATATCAGACTTTGAAGCATACAAAAAGCCTGATAATTATAGTAATGCACTATTTCCTACACTTACTGATTTGCCGCAGTATACAAGGAATCCGGGATATACACATATTGAAGATGTTGCAGTTATAGTGTCTACATATGACGACTTAGCAAATAAATCTTTTAATGAAATTAAAAATAATGAGTATGCTTGGGTAGGTAATAGAAACGGAGACTGGAATGTTTATCAGCATGTAAATTCTTCATACATTATTACTAGTATTAAAGGAAATGCAACAGCAGTTAGTATTGGTGCAGCAGATAAGAACCAATTTACAATTACATTAGATACTTCAGTAACTGATATAAAAGTTGGAGATATTATTGGCATATACGATCTTATTGAAACAAGCTATGCAACTGAAGATAGTACATATCCTATTGCAAGACAAACATCGTCAGATGTAGATGGTTTCTTTAAAGTACTTAAAGTAAGTATTAATGAAATTATTATTGAAACTGGAAAAGTAATTTCAGATATTAATTCTTGTAGAGGCATAGTAACAAAATTTGTTTCAGTAAGAGCAAGTACATACGAACAAGCAAATGAATATGCTCAAGCTGGCATTAGCAAAAATTCATTATTGTGGGTAGATAGTGACGATAATAATCAATGGCGAGTTATTAAAAATACTCAACCATTTAATTTGCTACAGCAAATACCTGGCGAAGATAGAGCAGCATTAGATAGTTTTGCAAGTAATTTAGCAGTTGACAGCAGAAATGTTACATTAGCTGTATCTACTCCACTAAGCGGTTCACTAGATGAAGATCTTAATCCTATTGCAGGCGACGGAAAAGTATTTGTATATACTAGAGGCGGAAACAATCAAAACTTCCAATTCACACAAATTATTGAACCTATTTCAACTACCGCAGATCTTTACAAAGGATTTGGTAAAGGTATAGGCCTAAGTAATGACGGAAAGTATCTAGTTGTCGGATCTCCTGATGCATCAAATGTAAAGACTAAATTTAAAGGCGAATTTGATCCAACTGCTGATTATCAGAATACAGAAATTGTACAATATAACGAACAGTTATGGGAAGCAGTATTAGATATACAAGGTGCTAATGAGTCTCTACCATTTGGTAGTTTTACTGCAATGATTGAAGTAATTCAAGATAACAATATTATTGGCGGCGAAATACAATTTAACAACTTGTTAGCAGGTAACTACCCATTTACTAATACTGAAACAAATCATATCTTAGTAAGAGCAGGAGTAGACCAGTATAGAGCAACAGGCCCAGGTGATACAGTATTCTTAGATTGGTATGCAGAAACTACAGCAAATCAATCACAAAGTCCAACTAACTTATTTAGAGATCCGTTCGATGGTCAATTACCATCGGTAACAGAAGCGTTCTTAGAAAGCGGCTTAGTAGTACAAAAGAAAATTGACGTAGTATTATATATTGATGCGTTCTCTTTGTTACCAAATGTAGGAGATCAAGTTGAGTCACAAGGTGTATTTGGTTATGTAGAATACATTTATCAAGAAGGTCCGAGCGCAGTAGTTTACATAGGCGGAAGTGTAGGTATTTGGCAAGAAACTGA